ACAAATGAAAAAGATAGCCGAGATTGGCAAATCTAAAGGCATCCCTGTTTATTACCACACAGACCTTGGTTCATACCGTATGGCTAATGACAAAAAGGCTGTAGATTTTGCTCAGTGGGCAAAGGGTGCTGCTGATGCTGGGATTATTGAACCTGCTGTTGCTAGAAGTTACACCCCCGGTCCTCCTGACCTAATGAGGTTGGAGACTGCTGTAAACGCGATTGAAGAACTGCTTATCAAAGGCACCTCATACAAAGACTTCTTGGACACCTTGTCAAGTGAAGAACTGTCTTATGTGAGAAGGCGTTTGTTTTATTCTTTCAGTGGCAATGACATTGCTTCAAGAATAAGAGACGAACTAAACATCTACAAAACAAAACCAGAAGCCAGACCATTTATTGCAAGACTTGGTAGGGCAATGACAAAACTAAAAATGAATCTGGCAGAGATTGGTATCAAACTCGGCGACTTAGTAGAAAAAGAAGTCCGTGGTTTGAATGAAGATATGACTGTCAAGGTTCTTGGTTACGTCAAACCAGACAGCGCGTTTCATACGCTTGATGGTTGGGAAAACTTCGTAAATCGTGTATTACGACTCCAAAAACAGGGTGCTAGTGTCCGTGGCGGCGAAATAAAAGGCAGTGATGAGCTTGTAGAGCTAATAAATTCCTTTTTTTCCTTCCAACTCGACACAGAAGTAGAAAGATACGAATTATTGACTCGTAAGAATGTCATTGATTTTATTGAGGATTTTGTAAATCATCGCTTTTGGGGTTTGAAAAGAGAATTCGGTAGTTATTTCCCCGACATAGACAAACTAAGATTCGCTTATTTTTACTCTCGTGGGGATATGGAACCTTATGTCCTTATTGATGACGAGTTCACAAAACAATTTTACGGCGGTCTTGACAATCCATTAGAACTGAAACATTATACTTCTGTAAATGGAATTGAAAGAATTCAAAAAGCAATTGATAAAGGTGATGCATTTGACATTTCTGCATTCACAGTTATGACACAACCCTTTTTCAGAACAACATCAAATAAAATTATTACATTCAAAGGTAATGTCCGCGCAGCATTCCGTAGCGATGTCAAATCATTTGCTACGTCAACTGGTCGCAAAGCCGTCAATCTGTATCGCTTGGAGTATCCCGGCGAAGAAGAAAACATTTGCCCAGACTTAGAAACACTGTGCGCTGATGATACAGAGACTTCCTTGTGGAATGAAATCATTGCAACGCCAATGGAAATCCTCAAAGTCGAAGATGTGCCAGAGGAACTAAACGAATACCCCGGCGACGATGACATTGACCCAGATGAGCCTTACGGTGATGACCTTTTTGTGGCTGGCGACGGTGAAACAGACCTTGAACGCTTTCAGTGGTCGCAAAAGACCGTAGCAAAGTTGAGAAGCTTTATCAAGAACACAAGCACAAGAAACAAAACAGAACTTTACGACAAACTAAAACAAATACAAGCTATGGCTGATGAAGGAACGCTTGGCAGTTATTACGACGAACTAAAACCACCAGCAGGTAAAGTTTACCGTGGTATTTTTGTTCCAGCAAAGACTGCTATGTCTTGGGGGCTTTTAGACCCAAACAATCTACCAGAAGAAGGCAAACTACAAAAAAAGAATAACTTTGTTTTTAAAGGTAGTTGGTATCCTTCTGGACTTACTTCTTGGTCATACGACCCCTCCGTGGCTTCTAGCTTCGTCGATCTTTATTCTGATGAATCAGAAGATGGTGAAAAGTATGTTTCTATTGTTTTAGCCGCTGACGCTGCCGATGTGGGCTTTATTTTGAACCACAAAAACGTAAAAATGTTAGATGATGCTGGCGAGAAAGAAGTTTTATTTATTGGTGACGAGCTTGGCACAACTGCTTACTACAAATACTACGATGGTGGTGACGACAGATACGATGCAAGTGAGATCAAAGCCAGTGAACTAAACGAAGACGAAGAAGCCCGAGCAAGTTTTGCTAGGGGTTTGGAAAAAGTCTCACTTAAAGACCCAGATGTGGACAGCAGTAAGTATCAGCGTGTCCCGCGAAGGTCAACTAAAGTAGACTACGCCAAAGCTGGTAGAATCATAAAACGACTTTACGCAAAATTAGCCGATAGACCCTTTCTCAACTCCCTGAAAACTGTTCACTGGGGTGGACGCGCTGAAATGATAAACATTATCAAGAACTACCAGAATCTCAAACGAGATGAGTTAAGCGCGTCGGCTTACCTTCCAAACGAAGATGTTTATAAAGTGGGTCCATTTGGAATGGACTTTGGCGTTCTTATCAAAGGTTACGTTACGCTTCTCGCTAACAACATGGACGACATTTCCTCTGGTAGTGGCAAAGCATATAAAGAAGAACTACCACCTGAAAGAACTGCTTCTTCTGGCGCAAACAAAGGCGTCGGTAGAGTTCGTTATCCCGGCGACTACGAAAAGTTCAAAATCTTTGTTTTCGACAAAGAAGACTACGACCCAGAAAAAGATTGGGCAGGTGGTCCACGAAACGAAGCATTGGTCGATAACTGGAAAATAGAAGCCGTTATTATCCCAGACGATGCCGATGCAGAAAAGAACAAAAAGAACTTTGCTAAATACTTAGAAAAGATGGGCATCAACGCAAAAGTCGTGACCGCTGGAGAGCTATAATGAAAACACTATTAGAAAACTGGAATAAATTTTTAGAAGAAGGTGAGATGAACGAAAGTTCTCTTTCTCGTATTTATCAACACATTATGGAACACGACTGTGTTATTCTAACTGCATATAGAGGCGACCCAGCCGACACATCTGCTTGCACAGATAAAGCATTAGGTTTGGATATGAACAACCCTGAGCGCAATAAAATGCTGAAAGATATTCTCATGAATGATTTGGGCTATGGTCCTACAAGTGTAGACGGCTCTTACATTGAGGATTTCGGCACAGACATAGCCAATGAAGTCAAAGAAGCAAGTTTCTTTGTTCAGAACTACGACGACAACTCCAGCTTCTTGGGCATTATGGCAGACCTTGGAGAAAAGTTTTGTCAAGATTCTATTCTAGTGATTCCAAAAGGTGGTGAAAATTGCTATCTTTTAGGAACAAACAAGGCAGACTTCCCCGGTTATGGAAAAAAGATGGTTGTTGGTGACGTTAAGTTTGGCACTGAAGCCGAGTTTATGTCCAGAGTTGGCGGTAGACCGTTTAGGACGGGCGAGTAAATGAAAATACTATTAGAAAACTGGAAAAGATTTTTGAACGAGGGCAAGAAAGTAAAAATTTTTCGCGCTCAACCTGCTTTTACAAAGGTTATTAGAAAAAACGACTATGTTACTTTATCTCGCAAGTTTGCTGGTGATCATGCTGTGACCTCTGCGATTTACAACGATGAACCATTCTTTGTTGTTTATGCCTTTGTTGATGAGGACAAAATAAAAGAAGCAGACAACCCCGGCGAATACCGCTACATTGGAGATGACTTTGAAGCGAAGCCAAGTCAAATAGCAGACACCGAAGGTAACTTGCGTTTTGCGCGTAATCTAAGAGAAGCAACAATCGTTAGAGGTGTCGATTTAGAAAAGATACTCCCACAAGAAGTATTAGATGGTGAAGAAGACTTTGATGAAGAAGAGGGAGAAGAAGGCGTCTTAGTAAAAAACATCCCGATGAAGGCACTTAGTATGCTTGACCAACAAGGGAAAAATATTATGGGTGACATCGATCGCGGTGAACTTAGTATGACCGAAGGATTGCCAGTTCTTTTTTACCACACAGAGAAAAAGCAACTTATAGTTGATGACGGAAACCACAGAATCTTTCAAAGATGGTTAGCCGGTCAGGACACTTTTGATGCGTATGTGTATAGCGGATCTTACAGCAGTTATCTCAGACACGTCCACGATGGCGAAGAAGAGTTTGATTGGAGTGAGAGGCATAGAGAAGAATGAAACAACTCCTAGAAAACTGGAACAACTTTCTCAATGAAGGAATCGATGCTCGTATCCAAAAACAGTTGGATGCTATTCTTGCACTTCCAGACATTGGAGTTCTTATCTACAAAGGCAGTGTGATGGGCTTTACAACAATGAGTTTTCGCTATGTTCGTATTGTTGACAAAGACACAAAAAAATATTCTATTCTAACTCCTCAAGATACTTTTATTCGCAAAGACAGAAAGACTGTCAAAACTGGTATTCCAAACGGTTATGTAGAGATTAGGGAACCTCTTCGCGCTGATGGTCCTTGTTTGGACGGTTGGGTTGTTGGAGGGTCATTAGCCACTACAGGTTTTGGTCCACTTTTATACGAAGTCGCAATAGAATGGTCTTCGCAAAATGGCGAGGGTCTTACACCTGACCGCAAAAGCGTTTCAACTTATGCTGCTCGTGTTTGGGCAAACTACATGTCAAGATCAGATGTCGAGAAAAAACAACTCGACGCAACAAAAGAAGACCCAGTGCAAAGACTCACAAGACCTGTGGCTGACGATTGTTCACAAGTGAAATCTGTCAAAGCCGCTGGTGAGAACTGGATGAACTCGCCCTTTGCAAAAATGTACAGCAAATCAAACACAGAAGTAATAGATGCTCTTCGTGCAGCAGGGAGATTAATCGAAGAATGAAATTAATAAAAATAGTTTTGTTCCTAACAATAGTTTGTTTTCTATTTGTTGGCGATGCGTCAGCCAAGCGAAGAACAAAGTTCTATGACTTTTCCGATCAAATGATTAACGGAGAAATCAAAAAACCATCCACTATTTACATCGACACAAGAACTCGTGCAAAGTTTGCTAAGCTTTTGAGATTAAAACGCTCTTTCATCGAGCCGTTGTTGTTGACTGGCAAGGAGCCTGCTCTAAAATGAAAAATTTTATAAACGAAAAAGTAGAACTTCCAAAAGAGATTTACACTGCAATGGAAGACGAGTTGATGAAATCACAGTTCTGGACACAGGACAATGAATACGAGGACATCGAAGAAGATACTCCAATGCCCGAGACACCTGCGACCCAAGCACTTACACTGGCTATAAATAAAGCCTTGCAAAGAGCCAAACTAGATGATATCGTTGGGATTGCCCATAGTTCAGGTGATTATTCAAACGATTTGTGGCGTTCTGCTACTATTGATGTTAGCGAAGACGGAACACCAGTTATTATGATACTGATGAATCTGTTTGATCCCGAAGAACTAGAGAATTTCACACCAGAATCAAGTGTCAAGGAAGTTTCTGCTGCCCTTAGACACGAAATTGTTCACATTCAACAATTAAAAGCGCAAGCAAAAAAGCAGGGAATTGGTCTAGAAGATGCATTTGAGAAGATGATGGATGACCCAAAACAGGTCGCCGACCGTAAGGAATATGATACCTATGAAGAATTTATGCAGGCTTACCTTGCCAAACACATTGAGGTTGACGCACACGCGCATCAAGCCGCTGAAAACCTCCTCGACAAGTACGAAGAAGAAGAAGCGTTAGACGTTATTAGTAAAGACATTGATTTAGATGATCCTGCTCTTCCAGACGAAGTAAAAAAATACCACAACTTCGATGTGGAAAAGAAAAAGATGGACAAATTCCGCAGTAAGATTTATACTTATATAAAGAAGTTTGTTGAGGACAAAAAATGAAAAAGTGGAAACAATATCTTGTAGAAGCCAGAGGCACCGCAGAGATTTCCGCAGGAGTTTTATTATATAAGTTTGACGACGAATACAAGGTTTATCTCGTTCATGCTGGTGGTCCTTTCAATAAAAATAACCCGCATGCTTGGGGCATCCCAAAAGGTCGTGTTGAAGAAGGTGAGGGGTTACAAGTTGCTGCAAGGAGAGAGTTTGAGGAAGAAATGGGAATCCCCCTTCCCGGCAAACTCACTTATCAGTTTGGACCAATCAGAACAAGTGGCGGCAAGCAAGTTTATGCTTTCGCCTGCGAGGCAGCGCTATCAGACGACTTGAAACCAAACTCAAACATGACTACAATGAATTATAAGGGACGAATGTTAGAGTTCCCCGAAGTAGACGACGGCGCTTGGTTCACGCTTGATGAAGCCGAGAGAACAATAAACAAAAGACAAATGCCATTTGTTATAGAATTGCGAGCCAAACTGGAGGATAAATCACCAATTTATGAAGCACCTAAAAATTCCCCAAAAGCCATTTTTATGGCTGGTGGTCCCGGTTCCGGCAAATCCACGCTTCTAAAACAAATTGGTGCGTTTGATGATCAGATCCCTGTAGTAAACGCAGATGATTATTTTGAACCCATGTTGAAAGCCGCAGGACTGTCCTTAGACCTTGATCATCCAGAAAAAGAAATTCGTTCTCAACAAGGGAAACTCTTTGTCCAAGCACAAAACGCTGCTAAGGCTCAAACAAGAGAACTAGTGACAAAAATGTCAGATGTTATTATTGATGGCACCGCAGGTTCCTTACAAAATGTTCGTAAAGCAAAAGAGCGCTTAGAAGACGCCGGTTACGACACCGCCATGGTTTTTGTTGATGTTCCTTTAGAAGTTAGTTTGGCAAGAAATGCTGAACGCGGTAAATTGGGTGGTAGAAAAGTAAAACCCGAACGTGCAGAAAAAAGTTGGCGTGCTGTGGATAAAAACAAAGAAGCCTATAAAAGTTTATTTGGGCAGCATTTCTTTTATTTTGACGGGATGGCTGAAGACAAAGACTCCGCGATAAGCGATGTTAAAAGAAAATATAAAAGTTTTATGAGTTCATAATGAAAAAAGGCGAACTTGTCTATGTCGCTCTCAACGTGGTTGATTATGACAGCCACGGACGCATGACACAAAAAGATCTATGGGTAAAAGGGATCATAGTTAAAGAGTACCCATTTCAGCACTTATATAAAATCTATGTTCCAATGATGGGTTACACTGAAAAGTTTTTTGCCAGTCAAGTAAAAAAGTATGACTTGTTTGGTAATAAGCCTTGACATTCTCCCCATTTGTGTTACTATAGTATTGGAGGTGAAAAAATGAAAAGGTATCAACTCTGTTGTGATATGGACGGTGTTCTGTGTGACTTTGCAAGTGGCGCATTAAAGATGGTGAATCAAACACTTGCAGAAAAAGATAAATACAAGAACACGAACCCTGAACTGTACGACACAATCACAAAAGCATTGAATGAAATTGAAACCAATCAGGCTACATTTCATGATATTCGCATTGGGACTCCTCTCAAAAATGTTAGAAAACTTCTAAAAGACGTTTGCCGTCACAATGAAGATTTTTGGGCTAACCTTGATTGGGTTGAGGGCGGTAAAGAAGTTTGGGACGCCATCAAGAATCATGACCCTTATATTTTGTCTGCCCCGATGGGCATGTCAGAAGAAAGCAAAGCCGGTAAAATCCGGTGGGTAAAAAAACATTTGGGTCTTCCAGATTCAAGCATTATCTTGGATGATGATAAATTTAATTACACCGAGTTCGATGGTAGAACAGGTGTGCTAATCGATGATTTAGATTATAATATCGGTCCTTATCGCAAGAATGGCGGTATTGCGATTCATCATAATCCAGCAACTGTTGAAAAAACGAAACAACTTATCGAAAAGTACAAAGATTAGTTTTATGAACCAAGAGAACTTACGAGGAAGACGTGTACTCATTTATGGGTATACAGGCGCTGCGGAGATTGACCCTGCTTTGGTCAATGGAACGCAGGGCATTGTTCTTGATCAAGAGCGTCAAGCTTTCTTGGTTTTTTGTCCCGTTGTTAATCGAGTTTTGACTTTTTCTCAATACGAGATTGATGTTATTTGGCGAGAAAAAGAAGCCAAAATGGTAAAGGATTACCACAAAAATCTTTACATTTCTTCACAAAATAAACGCTAAAAACACTTGACTTCTCCGCTCAATTTGGTATTATACCTATGTTCTTGAGAGAAAAAAGGAGAAAAAATGAAGTTAGCATCAGCGATTAAAAAGATTGAGAAACGCCTTGGCAAAGGCTGTGTCCAGATTGATGGGCGCAAAGCATGGGTCGCTTACAACGACCGTATTTTTTCTTTTTGGATTCAGAATGGTGGAGATGATTATTGTCATGGTTGGCACACTCGCCGACACGATGATCATACTGACACTATGACTGACTACTTTGCAGGCACTTACCACGATAACTTGACGCAAGCGTTGAGTTGGTTGAAGCCTCCTCCGTCCAAGTTCAAAAAGGGCGATTCTGTCAAGTTCAAAAATACTAAGAAAAACATTCGTTGGCATCGCGCTAACAAAGTTGGTATTGTAGTTACTGATGAAGCCAACACTGACCGATGGTGTGTTCTCTTGCCAGACGGTACGAAACACACTTACTGTGGTGTTCGTGATATTGGTCTTGTGTAATGCTTAGATTCGCCGCTTCAATCGTCTCAGGATTGCTCCTAAGCCACCATAACCAGTGGCTTGGAGTAATTCCCCTGTTTGCTTTTGTTTTGGACAGGTGGATGATTTGGGAAGCAAATAAATATAGGACTCTTGAAGAGATTTCCACGTTTGATAAGTTCACAATGATTTTACCAGCCGGTTTTATTTGGGCTTCATTGGTCTTGGCATTGTCCTACAAGACTTGAAAGTCACTTTCAATAGATTTTTCTTTATATTTCGGACTATTTATGGGGAGCCTTTTGGCTCCCTTTTTTATAGGTCCGAACAATGTCTATTTCAAAGTCACAATTAAAACATCTCATCTGGGAACAACTTACTATCGTTGTTGGTGAGAAAGAGAAAAAAGATTTTAAATGTCCTGAAGCAACTCAAGACATTATGGTAAATCTTGCTAACCGAAACAAGGCGATTAAGGACCAAAACTATGGTCCTCCAGATCCATCAAAACCAAATAAGAAGTTTTGGGCTGCAAAGATGGAGATGTGGAATGTTGATACTGAAGAAGAGTTAAGGGGCATGGTATGTGGCACTTGTGCTGCTTTTAACTTAACAAAAGAAATGCAAGCCTGCATCGCAAAGGGTATTGGTGACGAGCCAACAGCAGACCCTTGGGCAACTATTGAGGCAGGTAATGTTGGTTACTGCCAATTTTTAAAATTTAAATGTGCATCAGAGAGGTCTTGTGACGCTTGGGTATCAGGCGGTCCAATTAAATGAGATTGTTTACCTCGGGCTGGGGCAGAGGAATCATATTAGCCCTTCTCCTTGGGGCATCAGTTTATTTTGCTAACGCTAAGTATGATAAACTTTTTAAAGAAAATGTGGTTCTCTACAAAGAAAGGGCTAATATGATTAGTTATATTTCTTTATTAGAAGATTACAACAAAAAAACAAATTCAGAACTCATTGCCTGTCGTTCAGATATTAGTAAAGCCGGACTAGAGATAATGGGGGCTTCTATACACCCTAGAATCGCTCTCCTCGCGAGATCTGTAAAAGGCGAGGTAAGTGTAACCAAAACAACTTGCAACGCGGCACAGGCTCGTTTAAATCAAATAATTTCTAGAATCAGCGAAAACGATAACTTTACACCCCCACAAAAGCGCTACTTACTCGTTATTGTTAACTTTGAAAGAGTTTTCCACTCTAGAGTGTGTAAAGAAGCACTTGGCAAGTTATAAAACTACTTATAGGTGATGTATCATCTTGTCAACAAAGCAAAAATAGACACCGATAAATACGAAAAAGTTTTTGATGAGTTCTTTCCTTATGCGAAAGAACGTCTTGGCTTCGATCGCGATTTCAAGATTGTATTTGAGAGTGATCCAGAGAACGCAAAAAAGTTCTTTGCTGGAACTGCCCATTACAACCCAGCCAATTTTACAATTACTGTTTATGTAGATGAACGTCACCCAAAGGACATTTTACGCTCGGTGGCTCATGAACTTGTTCATCACGCACAGAATTGTCGCGGTGAGTTCGATGGGGATTCTGATATGGGTGTAGGATACGCCCAGAACGACCCACACTTGTCGAAAATGGAAGATGAAGCCTATTTATTGGGCAACAGACTTGTAAGAGATTACGAGGATGGAAAAAAAACTAGAGGGGAAAAACTTTACGAAGCCCTCGTCCATAAATTTATTAGGAGAAAATAATAAAATGGTAGCACCACATATCAAAAGAAGAAGGAGAATGGCAAAGGTTGAAGAGACGACTCCCGCTCCTATGCCGAAGGCTAAAACAACAAAAGCCGCACCCAAAAAGGAAGCAGAGGCTCCAAAGAAAAAAGTTAAAAAGACCTACAAGAAAAAGGAAGATTAACAATGGCTTCTCCAAAAGAAAGACGAGAAAAAATGAAGATGCTGGCTGCGCGTGCTGAAAAAGCAAAAACAAAAAAGCAACCTGCGGCAAAGCCAAAACCAGCACCAAAGGTAAAAAAGTCTGTCAAAAAAACAGCGACCAAAAATTCTGAGGAAAAGAAATAATGAACCTCCGCGCAATGACTAGAAAGTTTTTAATGGGTGAAGCGCACAAGGCTTCGCCTCGCAGCATTATGGAAAACCTCATGCAAGTTTTGGAGTCAATGTCTCCATATACAAAGCGAGACGTGAGAAAACGTGATCTTGCTTTGGAGCAAGCCTATAGGCTTCGCAAAGAGTATATGAGGTTAGAACGCAAAGTGCAGATGCTTGAGGAACAAGTAAAAACCCTAGAAGAGAGTAAAAAATAATGATTGATCGTATGCAACTTATAAAAGAAGAAATTTTGCGTGAGTACATTCGCAAACAACTTCGTAACCAAGACGTTTTGATTGAGCAAAAAGAAAATGCTCTCCGAGATGTTATCCGCAGTATGTTAGACGAGGGAGTTGACAAAGAAGGTACAACGGAGAACACTGGCATTAATGCTTTAGAAAAGTTGTTGAGCGGTAATGTCCTAACCATTTTCAAGGATACATACCAAGAACTAACATCAGATCCAGCGCAACGTGTATCATACATCAAACACATGCTTTCTTTTATTGACGACACTCTTAAGCCAGATCAGATCAATGACGAGGCTGCTGAAGAGGCGAGTCCAGATGCAGGCACCGAAGATTTGGAAGAAAAAGTTCTAAAACGTGGTGATAAATTTGTATATGTTGACAAAAAGGGTAAGGTCAGAGGTACCCATGATACCAAAAAAGCCGCTGAGAAGCAGGCTAAAGCGATTTTTATTAGCAGAAATGTCGGAGAAGGCTTAGAAGAGGTAAAAGTTACAGTTGGTGACGAAATTACTGACGAAGATGCATTATTTCCAGATATTGACGATCCAGAAAAGAAAAAAGAAGATGCAGGAGACGAGTTCTTTTTAACATCTCTTGAGGGTCTGGATCAAACTGGTAGGGAATTTGCAATTAAAGCGTTCGACGGCGGTATGAACACACAGATTACAAAAGCATATTCAATGCTTCGTGGAAAGGACGCCGAGTTGTTCAAAAAATATCTTTTAAAGAATCTTGACTTACACAGAATGCAAGCCGAAAAAGAACTACCAGAGCCAAATGATGACTTGGCTAACTTGACCGCTGATGAGCTAAAATGAAAAAGAAAAGAGAAAATTGGTCTCTTTCGCGAAAACTCAAAAAACAAAACAAAATTAATAACGAGTTTGAAGCAGTTCTATCGCACCTTTCACTTGAAGAGGTTGTTGCACTTAAAATAGAATTAGCCGCACGCGCTTGTGGTGGGAAATTTTATGGCAACTATTTATTGAAGGCAACTAAACATATTACTGATGAAGCCATCGTAAAATATGCATTATCTGCCTGTCAAACGAAAAAAGCCGCAGCGCGGTTTTTAGGGATAAACATCCAACATTTGAACGCGATTATGAAGTTTTATCACACAGAAGAACAACTAAAAATGAGTGAGGAACAATAGCAATGTCAGCATCTCCAAAATATGGTAGCGTAACCTCTTCATTGTGGACTCCCTCGCAAACAGGTAGTTTTTCTCTAAGCACTCCCATTGTTGCTTGGCTTGATGCTGAAGATACTAACCAAATAACAAGTTTTACCGATAGTGGACTGAAATATGTTGCCACTTTTACAGATAAACGCCACGACATTGCCTTTGGAGCGCCACCAAGCCACGAAGCGCCAAGATTGTCTGATGGTACAGCATCTTTGTTGATCAACAACAGAAACACTTTATATTTTTGGGAAGCCAACTTACAATTCACACCAGACACAGCATTGACTGCAACTTTAGATGCATTTGATGGTCACTTAGCAGAATTGAATGATCCCAGATATGCGTTTTTTGTTTATAAGCCATTAGACTATTATCCTAACGCCAACTTTCTTTACCAATACGGTCACGGGACAACAGGAAGAGGGTACGGATTGGCTTTGTGGGTCACTGGTTCAGGAGACCTCTCAGACACTGATCATTATTATTTTATGGCGTCTTGGGCTGGTGGCAACTCATATCGCCCAGATGAAAGTGATAGTAATAGTTTTTATTATAACAACACTGGTGAAGGTAACCTTGTTTATCACCAGCACTCTGGTACTGCTGGCTATTTGAGTGCAGATGCTAATCAAACTACAGGTAGTTATTCTGGTGTGACTCTAATCACAAATAATTTTGATCAAGATTTAGAGTTTTGGGTTGGTGAAGAGATTGGCGGCGGCGGTAGAGGATTTGAATTTATCCTTGCTGAAATGATCATGTTCACTGGTAGCGGTTTTTCAGATAACGACCGCCAACTAGTAGAGGGATATTTAGCTCACAAGTGGGGTCTTACTGGTTCATTGTCGTCAAGCCACCCTTACCATTCGTCGCCACCGTTGAACAGTGATGGCGTATTAAATTTTACATTCACTGGTTCTGTCATTGCTCCGCAACTTAATTCAATAACTGGGACTTATGCTGTTGAAAGAGATGGTGGTACAAACGCATTAACTGCTACAATTGATGTAACTGGAACTGCAACTCCCGGTGCGAACTATGTTAATATTTTTCCAAAGGAATTAAATTGGGAAGCAGGCGAAACCGGAAGTAAAGAGTTTACGGTTACGTTCTTATCGTTACCAGAACAGGGCGAAAAAACCTTTATCCCGTTTATTTCAGGTTCTGGGTTAGCTGCTACGCAAACGCCAACATCATCAGCAACCACTATTATTTACCCCGGTTTAACTCAATTCTCTTCTTCTTTAGAGGACACAATTTTGGAGGCAGGGGGAACAACCTTAGTTACTATTGTTAGAACCAGTGGTAGTGAAGGTGCCCTGACCGCCAATCTCAATTTAACGGGTTCTGCTACAACTGGCTCAGATTTTACAGTTGATGGATTAACTTTTGAAAGCGAAGAGGGCGAAATATTTGCAACTGCGTCATTTGCAGATGGAGAAAGCACATATACATTTGCTGTTACTGCATCTGATGACCTAAGTGACGAGACAAACGAAACACTTCAATTTACAATTGTGGGGTTAGCGTATCCTCTTTCTGGGACTAGGTTCTTTCCAACTGCAACAATTGGACCCAGAGCGCAACATACAATTACAATTTTAGATTTAGAAACGGGTTCTTTAAATTTCAGCCCAACTTTTGCTCATGAAGTTCTTGTTACTGGCTCACAAACAATATCATTCGCTGTTGAAAGAACAATCGGCGGAGACGGCGCTGCAACAGCATCTATCTTTTTGTCTGAAGATTCAACCGCAACTGCTAGTGTTGATTTTGAAGACCCCGGTTTTCCAATAACTTTAAATTGGAGCCCCGGTGAAACAGGAACAAAAACCTTTAATGTAGAATTTAAAGACAGCGGCACTGGGATTGACAGGACTTTTACTCCTTTCATTAGAAATGCGACATCGGCTTCAATCGGAACTGCGTCATTCGCCAGCGCTTCAATTGTTCACCCCGGTACTTTGAACTTTAGCCAAACAGGCTCCACGGTTCTAGAGGGTGCTACACAAACTGTAAATATTAATAGACTTGGCGGTACGACTGGACCAGTAACTGCCACCCTTGAGTTCACTGGTCCCGCAGTCACAGGTACAAATTATACTGTGAACAATCTAACTTTGGTTACAAGTAGTGCTGGTCTACTGGCTACTGCCGCTCTTGGACCGGGAACTTCATCATACACTTATGAAATTGTTACAGTGGACGATGCCGCTGATACATCAACATTAAGTATTGCTGCAACTATTGACTCGCTGGAATATCCACTTTCTGGCAATGCTTTTAATCCGAACGCTTCCATTGGAACTGGTTCTGTATTTACACTTTCTATTTTAGATAATGAGTCAGGGTCAGTAAACTTTTCAATCAAGGATATAGAATTTGGTCAACCGGGTTCTGGAACACCGTCCAGTGTAACTGTAACAGTTAACAGAGAGACTGGTAGTGATTTTGCTGCAACTGCCACAATTGATCAAGTGGCTGGTTCTGCAACTAAAAATATAGATTATACTGGATTACCAGCAACTTTGAACTGGGAAAACCAAGAAAGCGGTAGTAAAACATTTACTCTTACTGGTATTAATGGTTTTGGTGACAATGGTGCAACAGTTATTATGGGGTTTTCTACGCTGGTAAATATAACCACCGGAACAGCAATTCCTTTTTCAACAGCAACAATAGCAAATACGATTATTTCAGAATCACCAGACGCGGAACCCCTTATCAGTCCCAACGGAGTTATTAATTCTTACGCTAACACAATAACCTCCAGAAAGACAAAAGGAAGGGCTATTCCTTTCGCATACTCTCAGAGAACAACACTGACAATAAGAAACCAAGATCGAACTATTTCCGGTTCAATTGGCGGTTCCAAAAACGGCTAAATAAAGACTTTACATTTCAGAAAATTCCGGTATAATGATTATTATAATATAATCAATGAAATTGATTCACAGAATAACTTTTCTTTATTTTGTTTCTTTCTGTGTTAATCCTGTGGATCACATTGTATAACACACTCAAAGGAAAATCTATGAAAGCAGACATTGTTGTAGATCTCCAGTATGGAGATTGCGGTAAAGGCAAAGTTACGCACCACCTTGCCAAAAACAGAAATTATACTCATGTTCTCAGGTACAATGGCGGCTGCAATGCCGGTCACACTATTTTCCACGAAGGAAAAAAATTCGTTACTCACCACATTCCAAGTGGTGTTTTCTTTGGAATCAAGAGTATCATTGGTTCAGGTTGCGTTGTAAACCCAACCCAATTTTTTAAAGAGATAGAAGAATTAGAAGCCGGTGGAATTGATACCAAGGGGTTGATTTACATTGCAAAAAATTGTCATGTAATTACAGCCGAACATCTTGAAGAAGACGGTAAAGACACTAAGATTGGTACAACAAAGCGTGGTAATGGTCCTGCTTATCGTGATAAGTACGCGAGAGACGGCTTCCTAGCGCAAGATATTCCAGAACTTCAGCCTTATTTGATTGATTTGGTCGAAGAATTCAAAAATCCAAAAAATTATGTTCTCTGTGAGGGCGCTCAAGGCTTTGGTTTGGATATTGACTGGGGAGACTACCCTTTTGTTACTTCATCTCACTGCACAACAGCAGGCGCTCTTCTGAATGGTATTCCTCACTGGGCAGTCAACGAGGTCTGGGGAGTAATGAAAGGATACGAGACATATGTTGGAACAAAAAAGTTTGAAATCAACAACCCCATCTTTTCAAAAATCCGCCAAATAGGCAAAGAATACGGAGCAACAACAGGTCGCCCTCGTCAAGTAAACTGGACCAATATTAATTTAGTTCAGGAAGCATCGCGGGTCAACGGCGTTACACATCTCGTAGTAAACAAGATGGACATTCTTGACGAAATAAAATCTTGGCGCTACTGGAAAAACGGAGAAATTGTAAGATGTCGGGACAAATTTGATTTTATGGGTCACATAGACCAACATCTAAAGATGGATCCAATGTCAATAGTCAAAGAGATTCACTTTTCAGAATCACCAGAAACAATATAGGGAAAAAAATGATTAAATTTAAAGCACATTTTAAAAATCAAACCACTAATCAGGTGTATGATCACAACTTTAATGCAGATAGTTTTGAACAGGCTTACAGGTTTGCCCAAGAAACACGGCTTGAACTTATAGAATTAGGCGCAGCCGGTTGGAGAGTGATTGGCGTTTATGAGATTCTGTACAATGTTGAAAAACTTTCAACTGTCATTCACTAGATACTATAAGGAGTAAAAATGGTAAACTTCCATATTACATTCTTTTGTTCTAAAACCAACGAAACAAAAATTTATAATTTAACACATCCAAATTTTGCGTCTGCTGCGTCTTGGGCTTATGTAGAAAAGCAATGTTTATTTGAAAGAACAGGTGAAGAATGGAAAATTGCCGGGATTTACGACCTTGAGTTCGATATTCTAAAAGTAAAATCTTCTTAGTCTTGTAAATTTATCCGAAAGAGGAGGTGATATCCAATCATCAATACGGCTACAAGACGACCGCAGGGAGGCACGGGTTAAAAGGTGCCTCAACTTTTGCGTTATACGCGAGGAAACAAACTGAATGAGATATTATTGGGCTGACAAAGATAGCCAGAAAGCAAAAGAAGAAGAACTAAATTCCCCCGAAGCACAACCCCAAATTATTCTTTTGGGCGGCGGTGGCGGCAGTGACACTCGTTCTGTCGAGTCCCACGATAACGTGATTATGTTTTACGGTGAAGTAAACGAAGAAAATGCCAAGTCTTTGAATAAGGCTCTTCGTCAAATGGACAAAGATTTACAAGTAGTGAAGGTGAAATATGGAGTTGAAGTTCCAATCAAACTATACATCAGTTCTTATGGAGGAAGCATTTTTGCTGGTTTCTCAACGGTTGATACTATCAAGTCTCTCGGCACACCCGTTCATTCCTATATTGACGGTGCTGCCGCTTCCGCTGCTACACTTATTTCAGTAGTTGCCGACAAAAGGTTTATTCACAGAAACTCATTTATGCTTATTCACCAGTTATCATCAATGATGTGGGGCAAGTATGAAGAGTTCAAAGATGAAATGGAAAACCTTGATTTGCTTATGACACGCATTAAAGAGATTTACAAAGAACATTGCACAATCCCGAAGAAAGAACTAACCGAGGTTCTAAAGCATGACCTTTGGCTCGACTCTGCAAAATGCGTAAAATGGGGCTTGGTTGACGAAATAGTTTAAAAAAAACCACATAATCTAATAAAAAACCTTGACACAGGGTCTCAAATCGCTTATACTGTATACACAAAGCAGGAGGAAAAGATGGGAGCAGCATTCTATTTTTTGTATCTTTATATCTGTGTTGGAATTTACGGTATCTGGGAATACCATTACGAAAAAAAAGAAAGGAGTCAAAATGAATCGCGACGTGTTTGAGGCTTTGGTAGCCGTTACGTTTAGTGTTTGTGCAGTTATGTTTTTGCATTATTGTTTGTCCTAATACACTGCGAGCGTGGTGGAATAGGTAGACACAACAGACTTAAAATCTGTCGCCTGTATAGGCTTGAGGGTTCAAGTCCCTCCGCTCGTACCGGAACAAGGAAAAAAGAAATGGTAGAATACCACAATAACAAATTTTTTATTCAAGGTCTCATCAAAGAGTACGCAAAGAAAGTACCACAAGCTAATCTTTCCACAGAAGCTTGTCAAAAAGACTTAGCCACTTTTATCAGTGAGAGAATACAAAAACAAAAAGAAAAAATTTAATTCGTTATGCCTCCGTAGCTCAGATGGATAGAGCATCGGACTTCTAATCCGAGGGTCACAGGTTCGACTCCTGTCGGGGGTGCCAAAGCGGGAGTAGCATAACGGGTAAATGCACGGTTCTTATAAAGCTGAGAGAGCGGGTTCAAGCCCCGTCTCCCGTACCACAAAAATAAGCTCCCGTAGTTTAACGGTCAGAATACCGGATTTTCACTCCGGTGGCAGGGGTTCGATTCCCCTCGGGAGTACCACTAAATTGAGAGGAAACATGTATCGTATTGAAGATTTCAACATCGACGACAAATTATTTCGTTTTAACGGAACAAAGTGGGAATATGTTACAACAATTGTAGAAAAAAGTCGTACTAACTATGGGATACACAGCAAACAGATAAAGGGTATTGTTGTAGTTGAAAGATTTATTCTAGAAAACGAAGGTCTTATCGCATTATCGAAAGAGTCTAAAAAATGAAAGAATTAAAAATAAAATTTCAAGATGATTTGTTTGAAAAACTGGAGAAGGTTCGCAAGCAAGAATCACCATCTCAAAGAAACAAAACATTTTGCAGAGATTTGATTATGGCAATGGTAGACGCCCTTGAGGCATTACACGAAAAGGAGAGAAAGAAAAATGTTCGTAAACGATCGACAAAACGAAAAAAAAGCAAATAAGATTTTTTATGCCTGCTTGGCGGCTGTGTCACTTGCGGTTATGTGGATTGGATTCATCGCACATAGCGTTTAGGGCTTAAAAAGCAGGACATTTCAGGTATAATAATATTATGATTAAAAAGAAATATACAAGAGAAAAGGTGGATCCATTTGAAAGTCCCTCCAAAACAGATGGGCTTTATTATGACCACTCCAAGGTATATGAACAAAAAATAGCGCCACAAATAATGGAATCTAACTATCAGTTAAAAAAGTTGGGAGAAAAAGTCAATCACCCAGCGCATTATAACTCAGGTAAAATTGAAGCAATCGATGCTATCTGGGACTGGCGACTTGACTTTATTGAAGGAAACGTGGTAAAATACGTTACAAGATCGAAACACAAAGGTGATCGCCTTGGTGATTTGAAAAAAGCCAGATGGTATCTGGATTATTTAATTGACAAATTAGAAAAGGAGTAAGATATGTCAAAGGTTACTAATACACTACAAAACGTGGTTGATCAACTTTCACAGGCTATTGTTGACGCAGAGAAGACTGACGCCGGTAATAAGGCAGCAGGCACCCGTGTTCGCAAGACAGCCCAGTTCGCTGTTAACGAGTTGAAGACTTTGCGTAAGCAGGTTCTAGAAGTTCGCAACAACGACTAACGGTTAATCAAAATGGGCAGGCTTGTCCTGCCCTACATACGCCACAATAGCTTAGTTGGTAGAGCAATTGATTTGTAATCAATAGGTCACGGGTTCGATTCCTGTTTGTGGCTCTGGAGGTGTAAATTGGATTTGAGAGTTTATAAAATTAGAGAGGATGCTAAACTTCCACTTCGCGCACATGCTTCAGATGCCGGAATGGATTTGTTTTATTGTCCAGAACGAAAAGATCATAAAATGTATGGTTCAGATTTTTGTATTCATCCGTCTGAGTCAAAGATTGTTCCAACTGGGATCAAGGTAGAGATTCCATACGGTTACATGTTAGAAGTAAAAAACAAATCTAGTATCGCAGCAAAACGACAAATGCTGGTCGGTGCCTGTGTGGTAGATAGTGGATATAACGGAGAGGTGTTTGTAAATCTTCATAACGTTGGTGCAAAAGCACAAATTATTCAACCGGGACAAAAGGTAGCACAAGCAGTGCTTATTCCGGTAAAATCTTGTCGAGTTGTAGAACATCCGACAGACGATCTAAATCAAAATTCAACACGAGGCGAGGGAGCCTTGGGTAGTACAGGAGCATAAAATGGATATTCTAGATTGGAAAGATAAAATTAAAACAGCAGCAGATGGAAATATGCACAAGCGTGTTACTCTGGTTAATAAGGGTAACACATCCGTGTTCACTCATACTGGAGATGGCGAAGAGACTGCGCTTCGTGAGTTGAACTCATATGATGTATTGTCAGATACTGTTGGAGTGCAGCCGTTTACTTCACGAGGTGCTTGTAACGTTATTGACACTCTTCGCAACGAGTCTTTGCTTGACGGCTACTACCGTGGAAACATGGAGTTTCCAGAACATATTGCAGAGGTGTGTAAACGAGATGGCACGGCTTTGGAACAAGGTTGGATTGAAGTCTCAATGGACCAGATGGACCACAAGCGAGCAATGGCAACTGTTACCTGCACCATCGATACAAATGTGGAAACAGTTTTGAGAACAACCCCAAACCAACTTATTGGTTGGACAGCAGAAATCTACACCGATCTTGGTCGGCTTGAAATTGAATGTTAAGGAGAAAAACATGACTTTGAAAGAGCAACAAAAACAAATTGATTATTTGCAAAGACGGGTTAATGAACTTGTTGATGAGTTGAAAATGACCCAAAATGATATGGTCCAGTTTAAAAAAGCCGTTGCAAAAGATATGCAACGTTTAATTGACAAATGAACCATCTCTATACTAGAAAGGTGAACGAAGCCATCGAGGCTACTAAGGTTTATCTAGAACAAGTTGTTGAGAAGTCAGACCCCGCTTTTGCGGGGTTTGCACCTTGTCCCTTTGCAAAAGGAGAAAGACTTAATAAGGGTATTATGTGGCACGCACAACGTATCAAGCCTCATGAACCAGATGAAAAAATTTTACAAATCTTAACAACTTTTTTGGACCAAAATGAAAAAAAATCGCTAATAATACTTGACCCCTTCTCGAAAATAGGGTATAGTGAGTTGCAAACGTTTGGTAGCCACTTTAAACGTTTTGTAAAGGAGTTAGGGCTGTCAGCACTTATTTTTCACCCAGATCACCCTTGGAGTATCGGTGGTATAAAAACTCGGTGTTCGCCTTATCCAATGTTAAATTTAGGTCTTGACAAAGACTTTAATAAGGGCTATAATGTCCTTCGTAAAACAGACTACTATTCAAAGTGGTCATTGAGTGAGTTGAGTAGAATCAGCCGAGAAAAGGAGTATAAGGATGGATGATATCGAATTCAGTGTAAACCTTCCAGAAGGTGTTAACTTTGATTATTCTATGCGTGATTCTTTTTATGACAACAATCACGGCGTTCTTGGTCGAGCAGACGAAAGCCTCTTCGACAGTTACGACGACGATGATGAAGATGATGAGGACCGTTGGTAATGGATAAAACTACACAAAAAACAATGTTTAGTAGTGAGTCTAATGAGTGGGAAACTCCTCAAGACTTTTATGAACAATTAAATAGATCATTTTCATTTACCTTAGATCCTTGCTGTACAGAGTTATCTGCAAAGTGCAAAAAATATTTTACTGTGGAGGATGACGGTTTACAACAAGATTGGTCTGGTCACAGAGTATTTATGAATCCACCATATGGAAGACAGATTTCAAAATGGGTGGAAAAAGCACATAGCGAGGGTAATAAGGTTGGAACAACGGTAGTATGTTTGATTCCTGCAAGAACTGACACGAAATACTGGCACAAACACTGTATGAAAGCCAGTGAAATTTATTTTGTAAAAGGTAGATTAAAGTTCGGAGGTAAAGACAAGAATAACTCGGCTCCTTTTCCTTCAGCAGTTGTCGTGTTTCGTGGTCCACCAGTGGAAGGAATGGCGAGAGAAGCAGTGCGAGTTTCTACTTTGGAGAATAAATAATGGGAAAAGTTGATGAAGTAATTAAAAGCATTTGTGAGTCAGAGGGTCTGACCACAGTTGAGGTTTTAGAAAAATATCCAGATTTGAAACGCCTAAAACACGAGGAAGAACTCCAAGAGAAAAAGGTAATCAAGGAAGATAAGAGACTACTTAAAGGGTGATTTTATGAGCAGTTACGAAAAATTCTACGAACAAGTTTCAAAGAAAGTCACAAAATGTCCTGTTACGGGACTAGAAGGACAACCAGAACCCAACAACCCCTTGGTTTGGTTTGTGACATATAAAGGTAAGAAAGGGGAGCCTAAAAGTTCACGCTGGTCTTACGCCACAGGTCGAATTGTGAGTATGTCGGCAGAAAGTACAAATGTTTTATAAATAAGGAGAAAAATATGAAAGATTTTAGCATTATCATTGCCTTTTTGGCTATTATAGCAGTTGCTTGTAGTCCAAAGGAAGATGACTGTGACCACGATGGCAATCGTGCAGCAACAACAGATGTTGAGAAAGGCGAGGATGCAACTGATTTAGCAGATACAGCCACTTTGACTGACAAGGATTGTTATGTAAAATGTGTCAAATCAGACATGTCTGAACTAGACTGCAAGAAGGCTTGTTATGGTAATTGGACGAAGGAAGACAAGTGCAAGTCTTGTTATGACAAGTGTAAAGAAAAAGGTGGTAACACAGCAAACTGCAAGCTAGAGTGTTGCGATGTAAAGCCAAAAGATGATAAACCACTTCCAGACGATGCGGGATCAAATCCCAAAGAGGAAGACGTTGAAGCGGACGCAGGTGCAACCGTGGAAACAGACGCTGGAGCAGATTTACCAGAAGATGTATCAGCCACAAAAGGCTAAAATAAAAAAAAGAATAAGTTTGGAGGGGGGCGAAAGCCCCCCTTCTTTGTTTTAAGAACTAATTATACCAATGGCAAAGAAATCTTATGTCTTAGACACTAACGTCTACCTAACAGATGCTCATTGTTTCAAAAAATTTGGCAGAAATGACATCATACTTCCAATAAAAGTTCTGGAAGAAATAGACAAACACAAAAAACGACAAGACGGTGTGGGAGCAAACGCTCGCCACGCTATACGTCTTTTAGACGAACTTAGAGCAAGAGGCAATCTCCACAAAGGGATTCGTATCGGCAAAGGTCTAGGGATTATTAGAGCGGTATCCAGTGATGTTTCGCTTTTACCACCCACAATGGACCGCAGAGACGCTGATAACATTATTATTGCTTCTGCCCTAGCAGAACAAAAACAGTTTCCAAACCGTAAAGTCGCTGTTGTTTCATTAGACATCAACTTGCGAGTCCGTTGCGATGCTATTGGATTAGATTGTCAGGATTATTCAGAGAACCAAGTAATAAAAGAAAAAGCAAGTTTCTACTCCGGTTTTATGAAACATTTGGTAGATGACGAAGAAATCGACAGATTCTATGCTGGAGACGAAATTTTTATCGAACAGGACGCCGCACACGTCTTTCCAAACCAGTTTGTGATGTTGGTATCGTCCTTAAACGAGAAGAAAACAGCCCTAGCGATGTTTATCGACCATAACAAGCCTCTCAGAAAAACTACCGAGTACAAGAGAGGGATTTGGGGAGTAACACCCAGAAACAAAGAACAAACATTTGGTCTCAATCTCTTGTTGGACCCAGACATTCAAGTAGTGTCTCTAGTGGGTCAGGCTGGCTGTGGTAAGACTCTTTTAGCAGTAGCCGCAGGGTTGGAGCAAACAATTGATTTGACCGGCAGAACGGAACCTAGATACAAAAAACTTTTGATTTCTAGACCAATCCAACCAATGGGTAAAGACCTTGGTTACCTTCCCGGTACCATGGAAGATAAAATGTCTCCTTGGATCGCACCAATCAAGGATAATCTTCTTTTCCTAATGGATGACGACAAAGACGCTATGGAAATGTATTTTTCAAAAGGCGTGATTGACATTGAAGCAATCACCTACATTCGTGGTCGTTCTATCAGCAATGCTTTCATTATTATTGACGAAGCACAGAACTTAACAGCACACGAATTAAAGACTATAATAACAAGAGTCGGCGAGAACACAAAAATAGTTCTTACTGGCGATGTTGAGCAGATTGATAACATCTATCTCGACGAACGCTCTAACGGTCTAACTCACGCATTTGAGAGACTAAAACCTTATGGTTTGGCAGGACACGTCAAATTAGTCAAGGGCGAGCGTTCTAAGGTTGCTACCTTGGCTGCAAAAGTCTTGTGAGGAAGAATGAAGGTAAAAACAGAAGAAGAACTTCGTGAAGAAGATCCAAAGTATTTTCTTGTTAAGAACGATACTAAATTAAAAGAATTAATTGTAAACTACGTTGGTGAACAACTTCACCCCCTCAAACCCGAGGTAACGGTGGAAGATATTGTAAACATCTTTGCAGATGAATTCCCAGAGTTTCTAATGGTTGTGGCACAGGAAAACTTTCTCCGTGGTTACACAACTGGACTAGAAGACGCAAAAATTTAAAGAAAAAGGTTGACAAATTTCTTATTCTATGCCATTGTATAGGTAAGAAAGGAGAAAAATTATGGCTCATATTTCATTTTCTGAACTAGCCAAATGGGACTTCTGTCCCTACGCCCGTAAACTGATTTACGAGGACAAGGTTAAAAAGTTCAAGGGTAACATTTTTACTGGGTTTGGTTCTGCCATTCACTCCGTTTGCGAGAAGTATTTTGAGTCTAACCGAGAGTTAGATAAAAAGTTTTTCTTTGGAGAAATGTTCCGTAAAGAGTTGAAACGTCTTGAGCGCACAGGTGAGCAGTTCACCGTAAAACAAATCACTGATTTTTATAATCAAGGTCTTGCTATTGTAGAAGAACTAGACCAAGCGTTTGACGATTACTTTGGAGATGACTTTGAGTTTATCAAAGCAGAGGATACCCTAATGGAACGTATCGGCGACTTCACTGTTGCTGATTACAAGTTCAAAGGATACATTGATTTAATTATCAAAACCAAAGATGGTAAGTACCACATTATTGATTACAAGTCCTGCTCGTGGGGCTGGGATGCAAAAAAACGCTCTGATCGTATGGTAACCTATCAACTTACGCTTTATAAAAATTATTGGGCACAAAAGATGGGTATTCCTCATAATATGATTGAGACTCATTTTGCACTCCTAAAACGCACTGCGAAAGTTGGCAAGAAGATCACTTGAAGAATCGTTTATCTTGTCAAAGATGTGAGTTCTTCAACACTCAACATTGCACTTAGGAATACTATAATGTCAGAGGAAATTAAAAAGAAAAAAATATTGGTGTTCTCCGATCACCCAATGTCGCCATCGGGTGTGGGAACACAAACTAAATTCTTCATCGAAGCCCTGCTGAAAACTGGACGATATCAGTTCATTTCTTTTGGTGGGGCTGTGGACCATAAAGACTTCCGTCCACAAAAAACAAATGAATGGGGTGATGATTTAGTAATCTATCCGGTAAAGGGATATGGTGATCACAATATAGTTCGTGAAGCAGTTTGGATTGAACGACCAGATGCCGTATGGATTATGACAGACCCCCGGTTTTGGATTTGGATGTGGGAAATCGAGGAGGAAATCCGTTCTCATTGCCCACTAGTTTATTATCATGTGTGGGATAACTATCCATATCCAATTTTTAATCGTAAGTTTTATCGTTCAAACGATGCTATTGCATCGATTAGCAAAGTAACCAAAGATATTGTTGATGTAGTTTCTCCAGAAACTAAGCACCGCCACATCCCTCACGCAGTGCCACAATACTTTAAACCTCTAAGTGATAAAGAACGAGAGAGTTTTAGAAAAGAAAATTTTGGAGACTATGCAGATAAGTTTGTTTTATTTTGGAACAATAGAAATGCTAGAAGAAAACAAAGCGGTTCGCTTATTTTTTGGTTTAAGCGATTTATTGACAAAATTGGGCACGATAATGCTATGCTTATTATGCACACAAACACAAAGGACAATCATGGTCAAGATTTAGATGCAATTGTTCAGGAACTCCGTCTAACAGATGGACAAGTAAAATTCAGTAGACAAAAAATGCCTGCGGAACACTTGGCTAAAATATATGGCGCGGTCGATTGCACCATAAATATTTCTGACGCAGAGGGTTTCGGACTTGGCACATTGGAGTCTCTAAGTTGCGGCACGCCCATTATTGTCAATATGACCGGAGGCTTACAAGAACAGGTCACTGATGGTAAAAAGTGGTTCGGAGTTGGTATTGAGCCAGCCTCCAAAGCGATCATTGGCTCTCAGGAAATACCTTTTATTCGTGAGGATAGATGTAACGCTGATGATGTGGTAAATGCTTTAGAAGAGATGTATAATAAAACTCATAAACAACGCCGCAAAATGGGCGAACTAGGGAGAAAACACGCTTTGAAAAACTACTCTTTTGAGAAGTTTGAAAAAGATTGGGTGGAGTTTATGGACGAGATCATTGAAGAAAACGGTTCTTGGGAAACTCGTAAAAATTATAAGTCATGGGAGCAGATTACATTATGAAAAAAGTTATTGTAAAAGGACCACTACTCTCGCAAACTGGGTATGGTGAACAAGCTAGGTTTGCTCTCAGGGCGTTACGTTCAAGACCAGATTTGTTTGACCTTTACCTAATGAATTTGGAATGGGGTAAATCAAATCATGTTATTGAAGACGATGAGGAAAGGGCTTGGATAATCGAACAGATTAAAAAGACAGCACAATTCATTAATTCTGGTAATGCTGCATTTGATATTTCGTTGCAAGTCACAATCCCAAATGAGTTTGAAAAAATGGCACCAATCAATGTTGGCTACACTGCTGGTATTGAAACAACAAAAGTGGCACCTCAATGGTTGCAATTGACCAATGAAAATGTGGATAAGTTAATTGTTACTAGTAATCACGCTAAGAACGTATTTATCCAAACTGTGACAATGGCACAAGATCAAAATGGAAATAAATTTCCTTATAAGTTGGACAAGCCTGTTGATGTTGTCAGTTATCCAGTAAAACCAAGCGAGACAAAAGAGGTGGAACTCGATTTACCACACGATTTTAATTTCTTTGTAACTTCTCAGTGGGGCGCAAGAAAGAATTTAGAAAATACAATCCGCTGGTTTGTGGAGGAAAACATTGATCAAGAAGTTGGCTTAGTTATTAAAACCAACTCCATTAAAAATTCCATGATTGATAGAGAGTTCACATATCGCCGTCTTGCGGCTTTGTTATCGCCATATCCAGAGCGTAAGTGTTCTGTGGTGTTGCTACATGGATATATGTCTGAGGCTGAAATGCAATCGCTGTATAGACACGATAAAATCAAAGCATTGATTAATATCGCTCACGGCGAAGGTTTTGGACTGCCACTATTTGATGCAGCCGCCGCTGGACTACCGATCATCACAGTTGGTTGGTCGGGTCAATGTGACTTTCTCTTTGTACCAGAGAAAGACAAAAAAGGTAAAATAAAACAAAAGGCAAAATTCCTAAAGGTAGATTATGACATAGCACCTGTACAGCCCGAGGCTCATTGGGGTGGTGTGATTGAACCCGACTCATCTTGGGCACATGCTAAAGAGGGTTCATATAAAATGGCTCTTCGCAAAATGAGGAAAGAACACCACATTTATAGAGGTCTGGCTAAAGAACTTAAAAAATGGGTTAATAAAACATTTACTAGTGAAAACCAATATAAACAATTTGTAGAAGCGTTCGACTATGATTCTCCAGATGTTTGGTTATCTGAACTAGGCGATATAGTGAAGGAATATGAGTAAGAAAGTAGTCTTTGTGGCAGATTTTTTTGTAGAACAGGTTCTTGGCGGTGGGGAACTAAACAACGAAGAACTGATAATTATGCTCAGAGATTCTGGCTACGAAGTTGAAAAAACAAACAGCAAAGACGTAACCAGTAAGTTTTTAGAAACAAACAAGGAAAGTTTCTTTATAATTTCAAATTTTGTTTTTCTAGAACCTAACCATCGCAACTGGCTTACTAATAACGCACAATATGTTATTTACGAACACGACCATAAGTATGTAAAGAGCAGAAACCCTGCGTTTCACAAAGATTTTGAAGTTCCAAGTTCTCTATTGTTGAACTTTAGGTTTTATAGAGAAGCGCAGAGTGTTATTTGCCAGAGTCAATTCCATAAATCCATAGTGCTAAAAAATATAAAAACTGAAAATGTCACTAGTGTTGATGGTAACTTGTGGTCTGAAAAATCTTTAGAACTATTGGAAAAACTTTCCTTAAAGAACAAAAAAGAGACCCACGCATCTGTTCTAGATTCTCCGTTTGCAAGTAAAAATACACCGAAAACTGTATCATTCTGTAAGCATAAGGGCATAGAATTTGAATTAGTTAAAGATAACAACTACGAAAGATTTTTAGAAAAACTTAGTAATAATAAGAAATTTGTGTTTCTACCAACAACCCCTGAAACTTTGTCCCGTATTGTTTGTGAGGCAAGGATGATGGGGATGTCTGTTTTAACAAACGAATTGGTTGGTGCATGTCAGGAACCATGGTTCAAATTGAAGGGCGCTGAACTAATTGATGTTATGCGGACCAAAAGAAAAGAGATATTTGACACAATAGTTTCAGAGATTGAGACTCCAAAGCAAGCCAAACAGAATCCAAAAGTTAGCATAGTTACGACCTTTCACGACGGAGAGGAGTATTTGGATGGGTTTTTAAAAAATATTGTTGAACAGTCTCGGTTTAAAGACTGTGAACTGGTTATTGTTGATGCAGCATCGTCTGGAAACGAAAAAAAATTGATTGAAAAATATCAAAAACAAAATCAAAACATAGTGTACATCAGGCTTGAAGAAAAATTGAAACCCACACCCTGTATCAATTTAGCCATACAAAAATCTAAAGGGGAGTACATCCACCTATCTTTAATTGATGATAGGAAATCTCCTAAAGCCGTTGAACTTCTAATTGAAGGTTTGGAAAAAAATATAGATGTGGGTCTGGTGTATGGTGACGTGTTTGTGTCTACCAAGCCAAATGAAACATATAAACAAAATAATAAAAAAGTAAAATCAGAACACTCTTCATTTGAGTTTAGCAGGGAAAATATGATTAAGTGTCTTCCCGGTCCAATGCCAATGTGGCGCTATAATCTGCATGAAGTTTTGGGATTTTTTGATGATCTAGAGTGCAACTATGCAGATGATTGGGAAATGTGGTTGAGGATGGTCCAACATGGTATCTCCTTCAAGAAAATCAAACAGCCTGTCGGTTTATATTTAACTGGTGGTCGTTCCCAAATACAAGACAATCTGGACCAACGTAAGGAAGAAGCAAAGTTATTCTTTAAATATGCTAACGTTTTCGGTTACAATTACAATAAGTATTACAATTACTTTAACCAATTTATGAGATAAAATGAGAAAATACCTACCAACACTAAGTGAACTAATAGATAGACTTTCGATTGTGCAGTTAAAAGAAGTGTTTATCCCAGAACACAAAAAAGAATACGCACAAGAAATATCAGACATCTGTCATGATATACAAATTATTCTTGATAAGTCGGAGGACGTATCCGCAGAAACAATAAGAGCGATTGTAGTCCTGTCCCAAATGAATCTGCACATTTGGCACAACGAATCAAATTATCGCAAGGGCATTAAAGATGGAAACAATCTTGAACTGACTCACGGTATTAATGGTATTAGAAATACTGCAAAAAACAAGATACAAGAATTAAACGGCGGCAGAAAAGATTATAAAATTGACTGTCTTGCCGCAGAATTTAAAGACTGGGAGATAAGCTGGAATGAAAGAACCTAGCGACCTCAAAGAATACTATCAGTATTATCTAACGTTACATAAAAATAAAACCTGTAGGAGACTACACGCGCTTGGACAACTTGTAACAGTCGTGTTTTTAACTATAGTGTTGTACACTTGGACTTGGTATTTACTACCGCTAACACCATTCGTGGTTTATCCATTTGCTTGGAGTGGACACTATTTTTTTGAAAAGAATACTCCTGCCGCATTTTCAAATCCTCTGTGGGCAAAGGCGTGCGACTGGATGATGCTAAGAGATATGTTAACAGGGAGAATAGAATTATAATGAAAAAAGTATTGATTACCGGCGCAGCCGGATATATTGGTTCAGAACTGATCAATTATTTATTAAAACAAGATTATCAGATAGTGGCGCTAGATAATTTGATGTACGAAAAGACCTCACTATTGAGGTATGCTAGTGATTCAAGATTTTCCTTCGTAAAAGGCGATGTAAGGGACCATAAATTACTTAAAGAGTTAATGAACGATGTAGATGTTATTATCCCTCTAGCAGCACTTGTTGGCTTTCCATTGTGCGATAAAGACCCCGAAGGAGCAACCGCGATTAATTACGAAGCGAACAAGTTTATTGCGGACAATAAAACATCGGAACAAAAAGTTATTTATCCTTGCACAAATTCTGGATATGGCACCAACGAGGGAGTCTGCACCGAAGAGTCTCCCCTTCGACCTGTCTCGCTTTATGGCAAGACAAAGGTTGAAGCCGAAGAGGCATACAAAAATGTTGAGAACCATGTAACCTTTAGATTGGCAACGGTGTTCGGTCCTGCTGCTCGTATGCGAACTGATTTATTGGTTAATAACTTTGTATTGAGAACTCTGAGAGATAAACTAATAGTTTTGTATGAGTGCGAGTTTATGAGAAACTATGTTCATATCCACGATGTTTGTCGAGCGTTTATGTTTGTATTGGACAACTGGGACCATTGCAAGAATGAAACATATAACGTTGGTAATGATTCTTTAAACATGAATAAACTACAGTTAGCAGAGAAAATAAAAGAACACTTACCGCTTGAAATTATGAAAGCAGAGTTCACCAGCGACCCAGACGTAAGAGATTATGTTGTTAGCAGCCAAAAAATTTATGACAAAGGATTTAGTTGTAAGTATGATTTGGATGACGGCGTAAAACAATTGGTCAATGCCTATTCAATTATTGAAGAGCCGTGGTACGCAAACTACTGAGGAAATTATGAGTAAAAAACTAGACATATTGTTTGTTCATCCAAACGCATCTAAGAAAATTTATCAAGGATTGAGTGACGAACACTCTGCTATCGAACCGCCAATTTGGGCGGCAATGCTGGCAAACCACGTTCGTAGTGTGGGGTATTCTACAAAAATCCTTGATGCGGAAGCAGAACGGCTTAACTTTGAGTCTGCCGCAAAAGAAATCGATTACATTAATCCTAGAATAGTGTGTTTTGTTGTTTATGGACAGCAACCATCGGCAGGAACTCAAAATATGGTCGGCGCTGTTGCTACAGCAGACGCTCTAAAAAATATCAACTCTGAACACAAAGTTCTTTTTGTTGGTCCACATGTTTCTGCTTTACCAATTGAAACCCTTAGTAATGAACCAAGTATTGACATGGTTTGTTTAAACGAGGGTGTATATACCATTTCAAATTTAGTAGCCAGTGATTTAAAAACAGAGAATCTTAGAAAAATAAATGGTTTAGCGTTTAAGGACGGCGACCAAATTGTTAGGAATGATCCAGAGCGGCTAGTCAAACGTACAGAATTAGAGCATGTCTTACCGGGAATGGCTTGGGATTTACTACCAGATATAAACAAATACAGAACCGCAGGTTGGCACTCTTGGTCTAATAATACGGACAAGAGTCCTTTCGGAGCCATTTATACTAGCCTTGGATGTCCATATCGTTGTTCGTTCTGTATGATTAATATTATTAACAGGACTGATAACTCAAGCAACATATCAAGTGCTAATAGTAACGTGTTCCGCTGGTGGAATCCTGAATTTATCATTAAACAGTTTGATAAAATGGCTGAACTTGGGATTAAAAACGTTAAAATCGCAGACGAACTATTTGTCTTAAACCCAAGACACTTTTTAAAAATTTGTGAACTTCTGATAGAAAGAGATTACGGATTTAACATTTGGGCTTACTCTAGAATCGACACTTGTAAGCCAAGGTATCTTGAAACATTAAAAAAAGCCGGTGTTAACTGGTTGGGACTTGGAATTGAAAATCCTAACGAGGATCTAAGAAAAGAAATACACAAAGATTCGTTTAAAGAGGTGAGAATTTATGATATAATGAATCATATGAGAGACGCTGGAATTAACATTGCTGCGAATTACATTTTTGGATTACCTCACGATACGATGGAATCAATGGAGTCTACTTTAGATTTTGCAATGAATAACGTAACTGAGATGACCAATATGTATTGTGCGATGGCTTATCCCGGTAGCCCTCTTCATCTGGAGGCGAAAACCAAAGGACTGACGTTGCCCTCCTCATACGAAGGGTATAGTCAACACGCATATGAAACACTAAACTTGTCCACTGATAAATTAACTTCAGCAGAAATCTTAAAATTTCGTGATTATGCTTGGGACAAGTATCACACCAGTGATAAATACTTGAATCTTTTAGAGAACAAGTTTGGTAAAAAAGCGAGAGAGAATATTGTTAATACAACAAAAATTAAACTTAAAAGAAAACAACTAGGAGACTAATATGCCAGCAGATAGTAAAAGCAAAGTAACAATTTTAAAGTTGCGTAGACAAAAGAAAAAGGGAACTAAGACAGTTTTAACCACTGCATATGATTACCCACAAGCCATCATTGCTGATGGTGCGGGTGTTGATTGTGTGCTTGTTGGGGACTCTTTGGGTATGACCACGCTCGGTCACAAAACAACCATCCCTGTTACAATGGACGATATGGTTCGCTCTTGTGAGGCGGTATCGAGAGGAGCAAAAAATGCTTTTCTTATTGGCGATATGCCATATATGTCTTACCAGATTTCCAACGAAGAGGCTGTGCATAACGCAGGCAGATTTGTTCGGGCTGGTATGGACTGTGTTAAAGTCGAGGGAGCCATGATTGACAGAATCAAGGCAATTTCAGATGCTGGAATCATGGTTATGAGCCACCTCGGCTTGACTCCGCACACAAGGGCGAAACTCGGTGGATACCGAGTTCAGGGTAAAACAGCCAAGCAAGCAGAGATTATCTTGCAACAGGCTAAAGACCTACAAGAAGCGGGATGCACATTTCTTTTGCTAGAGGGTATGCCTCGCGAATCAGCCAAGATGATTGCAGATAACCTTGAGATTCCTGTTTATGGTATCGGTGCTGGAGACTTGGTAGATGGGCAATTGGTGATCTTCCATGACTTGATGGGTCTGTTCTGGGAGTTCAAATCAAAGTTTGTCAAGCGATACTGTGAAGCAGGACAGATCATGCAAAACGCATTAAAACAATATGCAGAGGAAGTAAGAAATGGTCAATTTCCCGCAGAAGAAAACTTTTATGCTATTAAAGAAGAGGAATTGGAACAACTTTTAAGCCAAGGAAACTGGAAGCACGACAAGGTTGTTTACGAGACAGACCAAGGTTTTCCAACAAACCATTCAGCAACACCAAATACAACAACGAAAAAGGCGTCTTTGCCACAGCACGGGATTGAGCATTAAAATGGAATTAAAAGTAGCAGACTACATCATTAATCACCTTTCGGATATCGGCGTTGACAACGTATTTGTTGTGTATGGCGCTGCAAACGGCAATCTAATTGATGCATTTACTAGAAATGATAAAATTGAATATGTAGCCACCATGCATGAGCAGGGCGGTGGTTTTGCAGCAGAGGGATATGCGAAAGTATCAAAAAATATAGGTGTAGCCATCGCTACTAGTGGTCCCGGTGGCATGAATCTAGTGACATCGGCTGGTAATTGTTTTTACGATTCAGTGCCCTGCTTGTTCCTGACAGGACAAATTAAAACCAAATATATGCGTCCTGACAAGTCTATTAGACAAATTGGCTTCCAAGAAGCCGATATGGTGGGTGTGTTTAAACCAGTTACGAAATATACAAAATTGGTAGAGAACCCCGAAGACATTAGGTATGAGTTGGAGAAAGCAATTTACATTGCAAAATCGGGCAGACCGGGACCAGTTCATTTAGATTTGCCAATTGACGTACAGAAGGCTTTGATTAACCCAGAAGAATTACTTGGGTTTGATGAGCATTTGGCTACGACTTCTTATAACTTGGATGTTGTAAACAGACAGTTAGATAAGTTTTTAGAAGATTTGCAACAGTCTAAAAGACCCTGTTTGATGATCGGCGGTGGTGTCCGTTTAGCAAACGCCGAAAAAGACATTTTAGAATTGGCAGAATTGTTAAAAATTCCTTGTTTCCCAACTTGGAATGCTTTGGATATAATTTGTTCAGACTTTGAATACTATGGCGGTAGAATCGGCACCTATGGTGGAGCCGGTCGAAACTTTGGGATTCAAAATAGTGATTTACTGCTCGCTATCGGTAGTAGAATTTCTGGTAGAATTACAGGTGGTGAACCTCACCTATTTGCCAGAGAAGCAAAAAAATATATGGTAGACGTTGACGCACCTGCAATGCAAAGAAAAATGCAACAGTTACCATTTGATGAATGTATTTTGTGTGATGCAAAATTGTTTATAAAACTTCTCAAGGACAGAATACAAAAAACAAAATTAAATGATTATTCGGAATGGATGGATAGAGTCGCAGGCTGGAGGGAAAAATATGATCCAGTAAGAGACGATATGTTTGAACCAACCGAGTTCGTCAATCCATATGCCTTTTTAAGAATTCTTTCAGAGGAGATGGGAGAGAATGATATTTTGGTAGGTGATTGTGGTGGAAACATTGTTGCTATCAACCACTCCTTTAAAACAAAGACTGGTCAACATTACTTTACAAACAACGGTAACTCACCGATGGGTTTTTCTTTGGCTGGCGCTATGGGTGCCCGTTACGCAGCCCCAAATAGCAGGAAGGTGGTTTGCGTTATCGGCGACGGCGGCATGGCTATGAACTTGCAAGAGTTGCAGACCATTGTTAATTACAACATTGATATCAAAATAATTGTTTTAAATAACCACATTTATGGTATTACAAAGGCTTTCCAAGAGGTTAACTTTGAAGGTCGTTCAGAAGCCTGTGGACCAAAGGGATATGCTCCACCAGATTTTATTAAGTTGGCAAAGGCTTTCGGTATTCAGCCAGCCATCATTGATAGCGGCGAGGATTACGATGTTGTTCGTAAACAAATTAGAGAATTACTAGATAGCGAAGGACCAGTTCTTTGTGACTTGAACTGTCACGAGTGGCACACATACGAGCCAAAAATTGTGGGCTGGTCAACGCCAATTGAGGATATGTATCCCTATTTGCCAAGAGATGAGTTTCACTCTAATATGCTAATTGAGCCTCTGGAGATTTCAAAAAATCCACCAATGCCTAGTATTTTTAACGTTACCGAAAGTATGGAGTGAGATGAGATTCACAAAAAACCACTCGGAAACAAATATTCCCGGTGTGTTTACAGGACAGTATGATTATTTTTCAGATTTGCGTGGTCAAATATGGACGATACATAGCGAAGAGGGATATCTGGCTAAATTTGTTGAAGATAAAATAACAATTTCTAACAAAGATGTCCTTCGTGGTCTTCATGGAGATAAAGAGACCGACAAACTGATATCGTGTTTGCACGGCAAAATCCAACTAGTTGTTGTAGATGCTCGTAAAAACAGCCCCACACACGGCACTGTAGAAACGTTTTTCTTGTCTGCTGAAGAGCCAAGTTATGTTTTTGTGCCTGCGGGGTGTTTAAACGGGCATTTGTGCTTGAGTGATAAATGTATTTTTTGGTACAAGTGGTCACAGAAATATACTGGAGCGAGTACACAAGAAACTGTTTTGTGGAATGATGAGGACTTAAAAATATCTTGGGCTTGTGAAAACCCCATACTATCCAAAAGAGACGAAAACGGAAGTTTATTTAAAGAGGTAAGAATATGAAGTTATTTGTATATGACAACGCTAAGGGTCATGTTCACGATGAAACAGAACACTATAAAAATACAGTGCCCCTGAGTAAAAGAGGGATTGAACAACATTTTGAAATTACAAAAAACCCAAACGAAGCAGATTACTTTTATATGGGACAAATCGGCAACGATTCTTTTAGAGCCTATTCTCCAGAAACTTTTAAATACTTCAGCAAACACGCACATAAACACATTTGTGATGTTGAAGGAGAGGGCGGTGTGCAAATTGTTGATTGGCTGAAGGACGGAATTATTACAACGATGGGTCCATTAAAAGGACAAAATATTCCAAGATTATTTACAAGACCAACCTTTTCTACACTTTTGGTTGATAACGTCAATAACAACACTGAGCGCTTTGAACTACCTGATAATAAAACTTTTGGCTTTCGCGGGTATATGAACTGCAAGGCTCGCGGGTTTATGGTTTATGTATTACACCATATCGCTGAGATAGAAAAAGATATTCATATTAATAAGGTCTGGTCTGGTCCAGCCGCAATTGGCTCTGACACTCATAAAGTCTATGTGGATACAATGCTTTCAAATGCAGTATCTCTTTGTCCCAGAGGTAGTGGTATCGACAGTGTACGCTTTTTAGAAAGTTGTTATTATAATAGGGTTCCTGTGATAATCTCTGACTTGGATTATCATCTAGTTGGCGAGGACCATCACGACATGAGTTTTTGTTTTAGGCTTAATATTCAGGATTATAATCAGGAAAAATTGACTAAAGAATTGCTTGAAATTAATAATACTTCTCAAGAGGAACTACAGTTTAGGGCATCTAAGGCAAAAGAATATTTTGATCAAGTTATCGTAAAATATTTTGAAGATCCAACAGCATATTTTTTGGACTGGTTATCAAAACAAAATGACTAAGAGTAAGATTTTTAATCCCCAAGCAAAGATTTACGCGAATGTAGACAGGGTTATCCAACATATCGAAACGGGCTACGCCCCACCAGTCTTGGTAGAAGTTGATCCAAGCAATGCCTGTAATCATTCTTGTAATTTTTGTTTATCTGCTTACATCCACTTTGCCAAATATAAAGGCACAGAAACCTTTTCTCGCGCTATGATGTCGAGAGAGGTTTTAATGCAACTGTGCGAAGATTTTGTAAATATGGGAGTCAGAGCGGTTAATTGGACGGGTGGTGGTGAACCAACCCTTAATAGACATTTGAAAGAAGCGATAGAGTATTGTGGTTCTCATGGAATAAAAATGGGCATTTTTACAAACGGCTCATTGCTTGACAAAAGAGATTTGTTTGAAACGATGGTAGACCACATGACTTGGGTAAGATTTTCTATCGACGCTGGAACAAAAGAAACCTACAACGATGTTCGTATTGCCAAGAAAGGACAAGATTGGGATAAAATGCTATCCAACCTTGGTCGTCTTGTTGAGGTAAACAACTCCAAAGGTAAGAAAATAGACATAGGCGTTGGGTACGTCGTATCTCCAGATACATATAAAGAAATTGTTGATTTTGCAAAAGTCTTTAAAGAATTTGATTTAACATATTGTCAGTACAAACCTGAAATTATTATCAGAGAAAAGGGCGGTCAACAACGCAGTCTAGAATTCTGGCGCGATGAGGTACAACCTAGATTAGACGAAGCAAAAGAAATCTTAGGAGACAAGTTTCAGGTTAATGGTTATAAACTGGAAGACTTGGCACTCGATCGAGAAAAGTTTGGTAGGGATTATAAGAGGTGTATTGGTTCTCAAATTTCTCCTTGTGTCGGTGCAGATGGACATGTCTATGTCTGTACCAATCATCGAGGCTGGAAACAATACAGTTATGGCAATCTGTACGACACCTCTTTCCAAGATATCTGGACAGACATAACTAAAAGACAACGAGTTATGAATCAAATTGAGAATGTTGAGTGTTTTAAAAATTGTACAAAACTTTGTAAACCGCACGAAAGTAACAAAGCGGCTTGGTCAATTTACAAAACCCTTGATGATAAAAAGAAAGAAAAACTATTACAAGAACAAAAACAAATCAGGAAAGAGATAAAACATCCAGATTTTATATGAGGTTAAAATGAGAAAAAGAAAAGTATTAGTAGTCTACAACACTTGTGGAATCAATGGAGATAATACAGAGTGGTATATTCATTGTTTAAACAGTATTTTGTCACAAAAATTTAAAGGCTTTAGAGTTGTCTTTTCTTCCTGTCTCAACAGCAAAGAGTGCATTAAAGAAATCGTTGGTACATTTAAGGACAAGATATCTTATTGTTTTCACTCTGAACCGCACACCGTTAATATAACTTTTAACAAGGCTGTTCGCGATGCGGTGAATGAATATGGTGAGTTTGAGAGTTATGTTTACGTTGATTCTGGATGTACGTTTGGAGATAACAAAAATATTTTATCCAATCTATATCAAAGCCATAAAACTAATGGCGCACAAATGGTAGCCCTGCAAAGCGATACGGATGAAGGTTTGCAGGTTTTAGGACCAGATTTTTTGTATGAATCAAAAGATGTGCAAATAACAAAAGAGGACTTTACTATTCCGATTGGCAAGGCGATAAATCTACATGTTCAGTTGTTTGGAAATAAGTTGTATAAAAGTTATAAAGGAAAAATAATACCTGACGTTTTTGCCGCTTATTGCACGGAGTCAACTTTTAGTTTTCTTACTGCCGCTGTCGCAAGCAAGTGGATAATATTAAAAGATTTGCAAGTCAAACACCTCAAGGGCGTCGATGGTGCATCATCATCTCAACCACATGGCTCGCTAGTTTATGGCAATAGTTGGAATAATCTTCTTTATGGGCGCGATGCTAGAGATTTTATATTCAATCAGGATGCCATTCAAAGTGGACTTGGATATGAAGAATGTAACAAAATAATGATGCATAAAGAAGATGCCTTTGACAAAGATGGCTTCAGTAAAAACCCAATTAAACTGAGAAGAAACATAAATAAATATTTTTTCTTATCCGAACAAGAATTGAACTACGATACCATTAAAAGTTTATTCGTACCATAGTATAATAAATTAAATGGAGACAAACATGATTAAATACCCACTAGCAAAAGAAACGATTAACGACGATGATATTGATGCCTTGTGCAACTGGTTAAAAACATATCCACGTTTAACCAAAGGAGACTTGACGCCTCAACTTGAGGATGAATGGGCACAATTCATTGGCACAAAGTATTCAGTCTTTAATAATTCTGGCTCATCTGCAAACCTTCTAATGGTATACGCAGCGATGTTGGCAGGCAAAATTAAAAATAAAAAGATTGCAGTCCCATCGGTTGGATGGGTCACAACTATTTCGCCAGCGATTCAATTTGGTCTACAACCAATTATGGTCGGCGCTGATCCAAAAACATATGGTATGGATTTAGATGAACTTGAGGAAGTGTGTAAAAGGGATAATCCTGACGCAGTTATTTTTGTACAGGTTCTTGGAGTTCCACATTACAAAGAAAGACTGTTGGCTCTTAAAGAGAAATACGGCTTTGTATTGTTGGAAGACGCTTGTGCCGCCCTCGGCGCTGAATATGCAGATGGCTCAAAAGTGGGTACAGTGGGAGATATGTCCTCATTCTCATTTTATTTTGGACACCAATTATCCACAATCGAAGGTGGCATGGTTAATACAGACGATAAAGAATTGTATGATATCCTGTTGATGCTGCGCTCTCACGGATGGGGAAAGGACTTGGATAAAGAAACATATGATAAATTAATTAGCGACAACGGAGTTGATGATTTTCACAAGCCGTTCACGTTCTTTATCGCAGGATTTAATCTCAGGTCCACCGACCTTCAGGCTTTTATTGGCTTGAGGCAGATGAAGAAAGCAAAGTGGGTCTCCGATCGAAGAAACGAGAACCATCTTCGTTACGCAGAAAATCTTAGAGGTGTTGTAGATTTCCAAGAGTGGGGAGACGACAAACCAGTTTCTATTTCATTCGGCGCACTTGCCTCTTCAAAAGAACATCGTACTAGAATAGTTAACCGGCTCGTCGAAGAAGGAATTGAAACTAGAATTTATAGCGCCGGTAATCTTGGGAGACACCCCTTCTGGGTCAAGCGCTACGGTGAATATAGAGAACAACAGAGTGATTTGATTCATGAAACAGGCTTCTTCTTGCCAAACTATCCAGAACTAACATTGGAGGAAGTTGATTTTATCTGTGATGTAGTGAAGGGAGTATAATGTCAAAAATTCTTATAATTGGTGAAAGTTGTTTAGATGTATTTACATATGGAACTTGCGATAGGCTCTGTCCAGAGGCACCAGTACCCGTTTTCAAATCAAATTATGTGAACGAGAATCAGGGCATGGCGATGAACGTGTATAACAACGTAGAATCCCTTGGCGTTAAGTCTGATTTAATGACTAACACAAATTGGAAACAGATCAAAAAAACTAGATTCATCGACGAAAGAACGAATCACATGTTTATCAGGGTCGATACAAACGATGATGACTATCAAAAATGTAAGATTAAAAAGATTAAATTTGACAATTATGACGCAGTTGTAATATCTGATTACAATAAAGGATTTATATCAGAAGAAGATATAAGATATGTTAGCAAGAATCACCCGTTAACATTCTTAGACACTAAAAAGACATTGGGCGAGTGGTGTTCTGATATTACATTTATTAAAATTAACCTCGTGGAATACGAAAGGTCTAAGAAATTTGTGGATGAAACCCATAAAGGAGATGTTATTATTACGATGGGTTCCGAGGGTTGCCGTTACGGCGGCATAACTTATAGAGTCCCGAAAGTAGAAATCAAAGATACTTCAGGTGCAGGAGACACTTTTTTGGCTTCATTCGTAGCCAAGTACCTTGATGGAAAAAACATTGAAAAATCAATTGAATTCGCAAATAAGTGTTCAACCCATGTTGTTCAAAAGCGTGGGGTAAGCGTGGTAAGTAAGTAATGCCTGCAATCTTGATAAACGGTAGAGGTCAACTTGGCGAGGAACTAAAGAAAAGAATTTCTCACCCATTGTATTCGTACAAGAGTCAAGAGGTATTGATATATCACACTTGGAACATAGATGACAAAACAGAACCGGCACAAGAAAGAGAATATTTGAAGTTTGTCGAGTTTGTTAAAGAGAATCGTGAAAAGCGGATTGTTTTTATTTCAACATATTCTGATAAAGACAATTACTATAATTTTTACAAACACAAAGCAGAGTCTTATGTTATTTTAAATTCTGTCGATGCGTTGGTTATAAGATTACCAACAATAGTTGGCAAGGGCGTGATAACAGATTTTATAAACGATACTAGCGTCCCATACGGTACAATGAACTTAATTACAAAATCTCGCGCCGCAACAGAAGTTTTGAATCATGCCTTCAAAAAAACGTTAACAAAAAGCGTGACAATTGCAGGAGAGTCTATAAGTGCTTTTTTGATAAAAGGCATTGTTGATGAGATAAAAAAATGAAAACAATTTTTACTAACGGATGTTTTGACGTTTTACATCGCGGTCACTTTGAATTATTAAAACACTGTCACTCGCTTGGTAGGGTGGTTGTTGGAGTAAATACGGACAGCAGTATCAAAAGATTAAAGGGTGCTGATAGACCATTTTTTAACGAGATAGACAGAGCATTTATGTTGGAGTGCTGCAAGTACGTTGATGAAGTTATATTGTTTGATGACGACACACCATATAATTTAATAAAACAGATAAAACCTGATATAATAGTAAAAGGTGGAGATTATAAACCGAGTCAGGTTGTTGGAAGTGACTTGTCAGAAGTAGTTATTTTTAATTACATTCAAGGATATTCTACAAGCAATACTTTGGCAGGAGTTAGAAAATGAAGTACGTTTTTGACATAGACGGAACTATTTGTACAAATTCATCACCAGAGTACCAAAACGCAAAACCATTTAAGGATAGGATACAAAAAATAAACGAATTATACGATAATGGACATACCATAATCTTTTTAACAGCACGAGGCATGGGCAGACACAAAAACAACCAATCCGCAGCGATTACGGAGTTTTATAAGTTAACAACGGAACAATTAAACTCTTGGGGTGTTAAACATCACGAGTTGTTCCTTGGAAAACCAAGCGGCGACATTTATGTAGACGATAAAGGAATAAAAGATGAAGACTTCTTTAGAAATGAACTTTGTCCCTAAAGGATGGGGATTTGAAAAATGGATAGTAAACTGTGATGAATATTGTGGTAAGTTGCTTTATTTTGTCAAAGGAAAAAGGTGTTCTTGGCACTATCACAAATTGAAAGACGAAGTTTTCTATGTTCAGTCTGGAAAGTTGTTGGTGAAGTATTCGGAAGAGGATGATCTTGAAAAAGCATGGACGATTACTTTGGAGAGAGGAGACAACTTTCACGTTTACCGAGGTTTACGACACCAAATGATTGCCCTTGAAGACACTGAATTATTTGAGTTTTCTACTCAACATTTCGATGAAGACAGTTACAGAATTATAAAAGGAGATTAAATGAATTTATCAGATCAGGCATGTGGCGCTATTATGATGGCTTTACAACGAGCAATCATGGACCAAGAGGATGTAACCAGCATTCTTAAAAAATTTAATTTTATTTTTGATGAAAACGATAATCTTAAGGTCTTAAATCCACCATCTGTAAAAGTAGCAGAAGAAGAGGAACCGGCAGCAGATGCCTAAGTACACCTATCGCTGCAACACATGCGAAAAGACTTGGGACGAGTGGCATTCAATGTCAGAACTTATTACTGAATGCGAATGTGGCTCAACCTTTGTCTTTCGTGTGCCTAACACGTTCACTACGCTTGTGATGGACGATAGAGGAAGAGATAAAAAGGTCGGCGAAGCCACCAAAGAAGGGATAGAAGAAAATCGCGAAGTTCTAAAACAGATGAAAGAACAGGCGCGTTCAAGGGAGTTTAATCCAAATGATTGAGTGGATAATTATTATAATATTAGTTCTTTGTTTGGGCGCTCTTGTTAAAGTGCTGCGAAATGTTGTTAAAACAATGGATAATATGCGTGTCCGTCTCATTGAGGTCACAGCGGTAATAGATGATTATAAGGAGTACCTTGAAAAATTGAATTCATCTGAAACTTATTATGGTGATCCAACTGTAGAGGCTTTTGTCGAAATGACAAATGATGTCGGTGAGGCTCTAGACGACATTCTAAACATTCGACGTGAATTAACCGGAGAAGAGAATGCCGAGAAAGAGAACTAAAAGAAAATATTTTACAAAGGTCCATGAAGAAGCAATAGTCCAATATTGTTTGTCAAAGGACCGATATGAAAAAGAAATATTATATGCAAAACTTATTCACCCCGCATTTGATGAATTGGTGGATAAAATCGTTTATACTTACAAGTTTACAACTTTACCAAATATCGACTCACTGCGAGAGGAGTGTAAGGCTTGGTTAGTTACCATCTTAGACAAATACGATCCAAGTAAGGGTTCAAAGGCTTTCTCTTATTTTTCAGTGGTGACCAAAAATTGGTTTATCCACAAAGTAAAGAAAACAACCAAAAGATTAAAAACAGAGAGCAGTTTAGATCAGCGACAATTAAGCGAAGAAGTGTTGATTAGTGACAATCCTTATGAATCGGACAGAGAAAAAACAGAATTTATTAAACATTTTCGCGGCAATCTTGATGAATGGCACGACGCCGCTGATAAAGAAAATGAATTAAAAGTTATTAACGCCATTAAAGTCTTGTTTGAACACAGCGATGACATTGAAATTTTCAATAAAAAGGCTATTTACTTATATATGAGGGAGATTACCGACCTCAATACAAAACAAATAGCCACGGTTTTGACCAAATTGAAAGTTAAATATCGTGGATTTAAGGCTGATTGGGACGATGGCGAAATATGACAAGCTTTTAGAAGAGGCAATCCAAAATATAAGATTAGACCGAGAGGCTACCAATACTGCCCTTGATGAACTTTGCCAAGATATACACAGTGGCAAACTTGATCATGGGCGATCCGGTATGGTGGTGGCTAAATATCTTGAAACATTACAACGCTCCAACGAGCAGTTGGTAAAGGTCGCGGGTCTAATGGCAAAAACTACAAAACAAACCGAAACTATAACTTCAGCAGATATAGACGCCATCTATGATAATATAAGCAACGAAGAGGAAAAGCAAGATGACTAACGCCTTGCCTCTGACCAGTGGCGCAGGAGTTGAATCTCTCAAGTCGAACTTAGAACAAAAATCAAACGTTCACGAAAGAGCAGGTTTATACGCAGGTAAAATATTACAGATTTTAGGACCAGCCCCAATCCCCGGTGGTTTCTTACAAGAAATTAGGGATAGAGGCTACTCTGTACAAAAAGACCAAAGTTATCAACAAGTTCGTATTAGAGTCAACGATCTACATGCTTTTCTTGATGAAAAGAAGGACATTGAACTTCATCCGATCGCCGTGGTTGGTAATGCAACTCCGGTAGCTATTGGCTCTGTAGTTCAGGTCTCGTTTGAAGACAACTTTTCATCGAAAGGTGGTTTTGTTGTTAGCGCCGCAGGCGGCATAGGTGGCAAAGGCAACACTAATAATAATGACACACCTAACTCTGACAATCGCAAGGCAGGCAAGTTTCCTGCTGGCGGTGGACAACTTGAAAAAGTAAAATCAAAAACAAATTTATTGGAATCGTTTACTGCACCATTTACCATTGAAGTAAAAGGCAAAACCTCCAATGTTAGATTAGAATTAATTAAAGAATTGGAAACTATTGCCCTTGTCGCAGGGTGGTATTACGGAGTTAAATTTAACTCAACTGTGTATGTAACAAGCGGTTTTCGAGAAGCAGAACCCGGTGGTAAACCTCCCGACAAAGGGAACCACTCGTCTGGTAACGCCGCTGATTATTATCTTGTTTTAGATGGATTGAACATAGGCTATGCGGAGAGTTTTTCTTTTGTTAACGCACTCCGCGCCGCCAAACAAGCAAGCGAAAACGCTGAATTTCCAAAGGAACAGTTTCGCTTTTCTCCTATGGGTGTAGGTCTTTATAGTGGCAATGGACTCTCAGACAAACAAATCGCTGAATCCTATAGGATTAGCGGCACTAGTGCAAGACCACACTTTGACATAAGAATTAAAACTTCTCCCGGTTGGCACTGGTTCAAACCAGTAAAAAACAACAAAGGCGGTCGCGGACAGTTTGCCAAAACTTATAAAGAGTTCATTGAAGAAGACAACACTATGCATGTTGCCCTTAATATTATTGAAAGAGTAAACCAGATTTTTAAGGGAATAACAAGCCCCGATGGTCCATATGCAAAAAACAAAGCCTTGTGGATAGTGTTGAAAGAATCAGCCGAAAAGCAAGTGTCGAATTCAACGAGCGTGCTTGCAGAGGCAAATGCTAAGAACAAAGCGCAAACTGATTGGAACTCGGGTGGAATCAAACCTCGGTTCCCTAGATACGGTATAGATTACGATGTAAAAGGACAGTATAATTTTAAGAAAGAAATTCTCACAGATATTAAGTTCAATGCACCAGAAAAGCAAGAATCTAAAGAGGAAGATGCAGCCGACGAAGAATCATAGGTTTAGATAAAAAATGAAAAAAGAAGCAATAGATAGAAACAAAAATAAAACGACCCCTGATAAGCGCCGAGCAAGAGAGGGCATCGAATCCTCCACAGCCGCAGGAGTGCTTCTACAAAATTTACCACTTGATAGTTATCCTGATTATATCGCAGCAGGTTGTGAACGGGTGCAAGCCCATGGCAACTGCTATATTGTCCAAGGTCTCGATCGAACTGGGAGAAAAACTTTATTTTCTAGAGACGGCGCTCGTCTTGAAAGACCAAAAGAGGTGGGTTATGGTGTTGATGGCTATGATGGTTCTTATGCATTAGATCTAGTCGTAGGTCGTGCCCCGCAGGTACGAGCAGACGCTGCTAATAACAAAGAAATTGTGGTTACGGCTCCAAATTTTGATACCGATGCTGCAAGAATTTATTTGTCTCAACAAACTGATATAGATTTTACACTTGGACTCCGTTCATCTGTTGACGGCGTTCCAGAGTCCATTGGTCGCTCTGCAATCGGCATCAAGGCAGACGCAATTAGAATTGTAGGAAGAGAAGGAATTAAAATTGTTACAGGTGTTGGAATTGACGAAACCAAAAAGAACTCACAGGGTGGTCCTGTTGGGTCGGCAAAAGGTATTGATTTAATTGCGTCAAACAGAGTTGATGGTGCATATGATTTACAGCCAATTCCCAAAGGGTTAAATTTAGCCAATTTTGGAATTGAAATTGTGAATAAAATGCAAGACCTAATTGACCTTAATATTAAATCACTTGAAGAAATGGACAAGGTTTACGATCAAATTGATGCTCACGTCCACAATTCCCCATTCTTTACAGCGCCAACAACTCTGTCGTTACAACTTACAACAGGTAAGGCTTCAAGAAAAATACAAACAAAAAAACTAAAGTTAAGTTACAACAGTTTAAAAGACCTACTTGTTTTTGTAGAACAAGAGTACCTAAATAGCGCGGGTGAATTTTATATCAATAGCATCAACAACAGAACTAATTAAGATATGTCGGCAATTTCAAGAATATACATAGAAACAAACTGGGAAACCTTTACTACTCCTTATTACGATTTGGAGGAAGATAAAGTATATTTTACTTATTACACCGAATTAACTCGTCTAAACCCAAATGAGACTTGGACTCAATATTTTGCAAAGTACGAACCAGAAGTCAAAAAGTTTTTTAAAAAGAGAGAGTATTCTTTAATACCACTCAATATCGAAAAAGAACCACAAATCAAATTCCCTGTATTTGAGGAAGACGAAAAAGAAATTTGTAAATTAGAAGGTGAACCAGAGAAAAAGACCGAAAGCAAGTTTATGCTTCAATACGGCAGAAAAACAGTGGACCCAAGACCCGATGGTGTTGTAAAGTTGTCTTACGTCGTGAATGACGCATCAAAATTTCTAGATTTAGACAAAATAAACGAGGATTTTGAAAAGTTCACTGCTGGAAGGTCCATTCCTCCCGGTTTAGCTAAACCAATACCAGAACCAAAAGACTTTAATATAAAGAATTACAAAGATTTTTCAAAAGTAAAAAACATTAAGAGTCTTAAAGACGCCAATGATTTCCTCGGTGCTGCCTTATCAAAAACTAATAACGCCCGAATGGCTGCAAAGATTGGTTTGTCAGATCCGAGCCAAGCAGTCAATCTGGAATTCGCAGACAATTTTAGGCAAGACGTTCAAAAAGATATAAAAATTAACAGCTTGGCTGTTAGTGATGAGTCTTTGGCAGCATCAAGAAGTGTTATGGATAGTGCCCAAGGTAGCTTAAACTTTCTTACAACAACAACGTCTGCATTAAAAGCATATGGATACGCGGAACAGGCAAAAGAGCTTGAAGCAAAACGTAAAAAAATGCAAAAGAAATTTAATGAGTTCGCTGCATTTGCCAACAAGTGGGGGCTTACTGGTTTACTTGAGTGTCAATTGGCTCATATAATTAAAGAAATGGAACTCTCAGGGGATATTGAATCTGCTAGAAAACTTGCATTGGAACTTGAAAGGCTTCAAAAAAACGCAACAGAAATAAAATTGCAATACAATGATATAAAAAAGATTTTTGAAAAAGGACTGCAAATATCGGGTGGAATTAGAAGGCTGGATAAAAAGAAAGGTGCAGGCTCAAAGATTGTTGAAGAATTCAAAAAAGCAGGGCTTGAAGCAATTAAGCTCGCAGTTCAAGCTGCAACACAAGCATGTTTGTTAGATTTAACCGAAGATGACTCCGGCGAGGATTTTGATTTTGGCGCTGTGGGACCGGAGATTTTCCCTAACCCCGCGCTTAGTCCTATTACTCTACCAGATTCTAACGCTGAAACACCGAACCCCACACAAATTCAAGATTTTTTAGCTGATATTCTTGCAAACATTACTAAAAAAGAATTATGCAGATTGTTACAAGGTGCGGCAGACAATAAATTGTTGTTCTTTATCCAAACTAGGTTAAACAAGCACCCCGCCATGGCAAAAGTGTTTGAAGACCAACAAACACTAGCCTCTTATTTTTACAACTTGGGTTTACAAATCGACATTACGTTCTGTAAACCAAGTAAAACTCCGATTACACCAAACAACAATCTGGTTAGTTACTGTGGTTCAAAAATAAATAAAACGTTGGCAAACTTATATAAAGATAAACTTCCGAATCCTGATGTCCAACCTGACTTACCGTCAATTTCGGCAGCCGACCTGCAAGAAGCCCTGTCACCAGATTTCTTTCAAAATCTATTGCCCCCAGTTGATTTTACACCATTTCTAGAGGACTCATACAGGAATGCTCAAGAAGACTTGTTCTCTTACGAATCTTTATTCAAACAAGATGTGTTGAACAAAATCCAAGCACCGACTCAAAAAACAACTAAAAAGCTATCCAAAGAGGAAAAGGAAAAACAAAACAAAGCCCTCGATGACGCTGGACTAGAATCTGACGGCGCAAAAGGTGCCAAAGGAAATAATGATGGAGACTTGGGAATAAACCCCAGCATCACAGGCTCAATAAATGAAAT